TTCCACCCTCCATGCGATGACCTTCAGAAATCTTTTTGTAGTGAATGGTAGCCGTACCATGATCCTTGAGATGCTTTTTCAGGTGTTCGGCGTGTGCGCCATGAAAGTGGATCTCAGGATAGTGAACCTCTGCGGTCTTATTCTTTGCGTCGGTTACTTCGTGTGTTAATCCGCCGAAGTCTCCTTCGCCAAGATCGTGAAATCCCTCTGGGATAGTTTGTTTTTCGTCGTATGCCATAAGTTTGTTTTATATTAAGCTATTCTTGTGATTTTGAAATAACTTCCAGCTTGAGGAGTAATATTTGTTGCCGCAGTAGTTGCTGAAAGATTAAATGTATTTGAATTTACTCCGTTAATAATTACTCCCTTAATCAAACAGGCATGAGTAGCCGCATTTAGACTTGAAGTAGCAGGTAAAGCAAAACTTGTCGATGCAGTTGATGAGTTTATTCCAGCAGTTAAATCACTTGCCGCAGTTCCAACGCCAGCGGCAGGAGAATTAAAATACTGAGCATTTACTTTTAATAGACCAGAAGTTTGACTTCCAACAAGCGTGTATGTTGTTGCTCCAGTTCCTGTTGTAATGTATCCCAACTCGGCTTCAATCTCATAAACCCCATTTGCGGCAAGCGTAAATGTTTGACCAGTAAAGAAATTTGAAATTGATGTAAATGATAATCCTGCGGTGGACAAATAAATATATGAAGGAATTCCAATTGATGACCATGTTGGCGCACCAGTTCCACCAGACAGAAGAATTTGACCAGTTGTTCCAACCGCGCTGTATGAAGTTGTGCCAGATCCAGTTTGATAAGGCACAACGCCAGCAGAACCTCCTGCAATGTTTGATGCAGTGCCAACTGACAAACTTGCTTGAGGAGTCCATTGTGGAGTGTTGTTAGAACCCCTAGTTGTTAAAACTGATCCGCTGGAACCGAATGCACCATTAAAACCAACAGCATTAGCAGAGTTGATAGTTATGGCATCGGTTGTTTGTCCGTTTGTAACAAAGTGAATAGAATTATTTGTGTTTGTTCCAATTGAAAGGTCGCCACTTTGAGAATACAAGTAAGTTGCATTCGGAAGCGATAATGAACCAGTAGGAGTTCCACTAATTGTAGTTGCAGGAACAAGTTGTGCAGAACCATTAATGGTGTAAGTGCCAACTCCACCAGAGCCAGTAAGTATGGCTGTGATTGTCGCTGAAGTTACTCCGCTACCTGAAATTTGAGAGCCAACTGCAAGCGTTCCACTTGTTACGGCTGTTATTGTTAGCGTATTGCTTGCAACACCGCCTGTTCCAATATTTCCTGTTCCAGAAAAGGTTCCAAAATAAGAACCATTTATTCCAAAATCACCATAATATGTTGTTGCTGTTCCAGAATTATTTGAAACAATAAAATCTGTTGATGCGGAAGTTCCTGCGCTTGTATTTTGCAATACGCTTTGAATATATCCATTGATGGCGGCTGTGTAGCTTTCTACCAGTCCAACATCTGAGTAACTAAGAGTTCCGTAACTAAATGCACCCTGCGATAAGGCAGTTGTAATTACTCCGTTAGCTATAAAATTACCAGAAGTGATCGTCGTGTAAGTAGGTGTCTGCGTGTTTGATGTGTTTAAGCACCTGAGAATGTAGCACAAAAGACCCTCACCAGTGTTTCTGGTTAGTCCGTTGATGGAAGCCGTCTGATTAGGATCGCAAGGGATAGTCCAAACCACCTGACCATTTGATACGCTCTTTGTGATCTGTCCGTACAGGGAATAAGTCAGGTTATTGATCAGAGAAGGTACTGATTCGGCAGAAGTAGAAGGATACGGAGTATCTGGTTGGCAGATAGTTCCATATGGGCTGTACCCAAAAGCGTTATCGTTGCATCCACATGACATATCGGCAAATATTGATTATTGGTGGTTCTTTGTAAAGACTAAATGCAGTTATTTATACCTTTGTCTTTTTGGGCTTATCGTCGTCGTCATCATCTTCAAACTCATCAGGAAGAAACTCTCCATCTACCCATTTGTCAATGTGATTTTCCAACGCAAATCCGTTTCCATCTAACACCTCGCAGTGCTGAGTCTCTCCTTTATCGTCTACCCAGTTGATAAACAGAGCCATGTTTTCATAGTGTTCGGTAATTAAAGCAATTGCCTTATTTACAGCCTCCCAACCTTCCGCAGTTACATTATATGGTTTTGGGCGTTTCACCCTATGTGATATGCAGATATTTCACTAGGTCGTCGAGCCGATTATTCCAGCCAGCCAAGAATTTTTGGTCGTTAGGATGATTCTGAACAATCAAAGAATTGACGCGCTTTTGGTCTTTGATAAATGCCATAGGATCTCGTCCTGTCCTGTCCAATATTCGATTGGCTTGAGCTTTTCCACATACGATCTTGCAGTTGAACCATATCTCACCTAGTGGGAATCTTAACTGCTCAACATTCAAGCGACTCCAGTTCGTCCAGTAAAGGTTTGTGGCCTGTTGCATAGTGAGATTTCGTATGTCGTCCTCGGTTAGATTAAATGGCGGTTGACTGAACTCTCGGTAGTCACATCCCCACTTAGTCACACCGCCTGCATCACCCTGAACCTCTTCTGCTATGACATAGTTGTAGTCGCCATAATGCCCCTTTGCAAATTCGCATTCGTGCTCAAATATGAATGGCAGAAAATTCTTAAAACGAGGTGTCATGTGACATCAAATAGTCTTTTGGATCACGACGAAGTTCTGTAGTGTTAGATTCGTACTGAGGCAATGCCTGATTGCTTTCTATTCTTTCATTAGAATCCTGATCCATGTGTTGAAGTGCCGATATTGCCTTCCAATCCATTGCGGCTTGTCCTGTGATTAGGGTTGTTGTTATCGCTCCGAAGAAAAGAACTACAAGATTCGCCAATTCCACAATATCTTTTGCCACCTCTGCGTGGGTTAGTATCAAAAACGCAGAACCAATGAAAACAATCAGGACAGAAACCGAGGCAAAGATTGCATAGATCGCTTTCTTTGAGCCAAGTGGCTTTTGCTCTAGCTTGTTCTTGACTACAGATGACCTAGAAGGCTCCATGCCGCCCCTCCTGCTACAATTCCAGCACCGATAGAGATAAACCAGTCAGAGGCTAGTGCAGGAGGATAGAAGGCAAGGAGAATTGAAGAAAACCTCTGAATGCTAGCGAATACAATGAACCCAATGCAACTAGAGCAGATCAATAGCAATAGGTGGAAATGATGACGAACATCTGACAACTCTTTACGAGTGATGTCTAGTTGGTTTTCTGCTTCATTCAACTTTGCCGTCTGTGCGTTTACTGCATTTTGAACTACTTCTAGTTCTTGCTTTGCGGCAGACGCTTCATCTTGAGCTTGGTGGACTAGTTGACGCTGATGTTCAATCGTCTTGATAATGTCATTTTTAGTTATCGTTGTAGCTTGAACACCGACTGCCATGACAAATAAAATTGCTAATGCTATTCTTTTCATTTCTGTGTTTTAAGCCATTGTTCGATAACGACTGACTTGCTGTCAACCGCAGAAAGATTTCCCTGAACCGCAGAAATATTGTCTACTGCTGGAGCTACTGAAATTGAAGATGGGACATGCGTACAACCTCCTAGAATCATTAGTATTGTTCCTAGAAATGGAAGTAATGCGTCCCAAGTCTTTTTCATTTGTGTGACTGCTTGATGATCGTTAGGACAGATGCCGTTGCTGATAGCAGGAGGCAGATCCATTGAGCAAGAGGAGGGACTTCAGGGACAAACGAGAATAACAAAAAGCTAGCACTTGTTGCGGCTCCGAGAAGTGGTGTTTGTCCAGAAGAGTGCATTATGATGTAGGTGTTGTATCAGGATTGTCTAACATTACAATCCAAGTTTTTGTTTCTTCATCCCATAAATACATATTCCCATCAGTAGGGTATGGTTCAGGAGAATCCCATAAGTAAGTATTTTGATTCAAAGTCCAACTTGGAAAAGGTTGTGGTGCTGAAAAACCTATTCCATCCCAAGAATAACCAATTCCAGCATAATTTTTATTTAGCGCAATTCCTGCATCTGGATTTCCATCTTGCCCATAATGCACTCCTCCTCTTGTATTAAATGATGTCTGAATCCATTCGGAAGCATTTGGTAAAGATTGGATATAATCTGATTCAGCAACAATTACCTGATCTACTAATCCTTCAGAAATGTGAGCAAAATGTGCCATATTATGCTTTGTAATAAAGTGATGTTAAAAATGCAATAATTGTATTAGAACCATTAATAATTTTTGTATATTGAGTTCCTTGTGTTGCTGGAGTTGTTCCATTTGTAGTAATATTGGAATCTCCAGAATAATTTGCATTGGGAATGGATAAAACAACAATTCCAGAACCTCCAGAACCTCCAGTTGATGCTCCTCCAGCACCACCACCACCACCACCTGTATTAGCTAGACCAGAAGTTCCATTGGCATTGGTATTACCTTTTCCACCACCACCACCACCACCATTACCTCCAGTTCCAGCAGTACCTGAAGAACTATAATTTGCACCACCACCACCACCAGCAAGATAATATGTTGTGGAAACTAGTTGTCCTGCCGTTGATCCAGTAATGGGATTAGCAAGTCCAATTCCACCAGATCCAGAAATAAGAGTTCCTCCATTACCGCCAACTGCTCCTGCACCACCACCACCAGCGGCAGGATAGTTAGTTGCTGTTGCCGTTGAAAATCCTCCATTGTTTCCTTGCCCAGAAGGAGTTGCTAATCCTCCAATACCTGTAGATGAAGAAGAGCCTGCTCCACCACCTGATCCACCATTACTTCCATTTGCTGCACCACTTCCTCCAGCTCCTCCACCACCATACGAAACAAACGATGCAAACGAAGTATTACTTCCAGTAGAACCAATTGTAGTACCACCATTTCCTCCACCTCCTATTGTTATAAGATAGGAAGTTCCTAGAGTTAAATTTGAATTTCCTGTTAAAAACCCTCCTGCACCACCACCACCACCATCAGATGCACCACCACCACCACCTCCAGCAACTATTAAATAAGCAGTTGGGTATAAAACAGGAGGAGCTATTGAATTAACATCCAAAGCTAAAGCTAAACCAAGGAATGGCATAGACTATGCGTTGTAAGCAATGATCGTTCCGCTAGCTAGTGTAATTGCAGTAAAATTTCCGAAGAAAATTGTTCCAGCAGGAAAGCTAAATGTGCTAATAGCGGTTCCAGAGCGCGTAGAATCAGTAAGCGTTGTAAATACTGACGCCGCTAGAACTTGAATGCAATACCATGTTCCTGTGCGAGCAGTAGTATCATTAAAAAACACACTTCCACTTGCCGCAGAACGAATATCTGTCAACAAGTTTCCAGTAGTCGCATTAGCAAGAAGCTGTGCTGAATCTCCTGCTGTTGAAGAATTAGTTCCTGCCGTTGCAAATGTTGCTTGAAACGGAACCGATGGATTGAGTTGTTTAGACATAGTTTTTTAATATTAGGACATTGCTTCTTGAACGACCAAATGTGCGCCGACATTTGCGCCGATTTGAGCAGTGATTGATCCTTGAGCAGTTGCTGTTGCAGGAGTTCCAGTTGCAATTGTAATAGTGATTGTATTTGCATTTGGAGTGCTAACAACAGGAACATTGCTCAAGTTCCATCCAGAAGGAGTAAACCCTGTAAGCGTGATCAAATCATTAACATTTAGCCCATGAGGTTGAGCAAATGTAATTGTTCCTGTGGTTCCGCTGATTGTTGCAGAAGTGACAAGAGGCATAGGTTGCGTTGATGCCTTTGTGGAGATAGCAAGCGTTAAAATGTCAGGCGCGTTTCCTCTGATCGTATTGTAAAGAGGGAAAAATGCTGACAAATCAATCGTTTGAAGTCCAGATCCACCAGCAGGAGTTGTAAATGCGTATACAACTTCACCTCCAGAAAGTGCTGTGGCTGATACATCCCTAGTTCCAAATGACTGATATGACCCAAGTTGAGAAAGAGGAGTAAAGCTAGATCCAGTAAGCGTTACTGGGTTGTATGGAGTCGAAGCAATAAGCTCAACAATCGTAAGCGAGTCAGATGACACAAGAAGTGTTTGTGGAAGAAGTTGTCCACGATTTATCTGACCAATTGTGTAAGATTTTCCACTTGGAATAATCAATGTTCCTGCGTTTCCACTAACTACTGCTCCTATTGGAAGTCCAGTAACAATATCTTGAAGAGTCAGAGTTGTTGCGGTATTTGCATTTACCCTAGCAGTCAAGTTGTAAGTGGCAGTTCCAAAACCTGTCATCGTTCCAGCATTTGATGTCAAATTAATTGTAACCTGAGTAGAAGAAGGGACGCTTGTAACAGCCCATGTGCCATTCCATGCCGTAGGAGTAGCTCCAGATATAGTAATTTGATTTCCGCTTGAAAGATTATGAGCAGTAGCAAATGTAATCGTTCCAATGTACGGAAGAGAATTGTTTGGGTAAGTAGAGGCAACTGATGTTGCCGCTGAGATTGAACCAAGAGAAATTCCTTGGATGTTTACGCAACGACCAACCCACTGATTGGTTGTCCAAGTTGCCGCAGAGTCATAAAGGGCAGACACAACTGCTCCTGCTGAAGTTGTAGTAGACTGATACTCTTGCGTTCCCATTGCGCGACCCTGAACTGAAATTACAGGATATCGAGTTGTGTTTGGAGAAACATATCTACGAGGAACTGAGGGAGACATTCCATATGCATAAGTAAATCCTCGTTGGTCATCGCGCTTTCCTTCAACAACAACTGACACACCATAATGGAACATGGTGTTTGCAGTGGTTGAAGTTATGTTTCTTTGTTCATAACGAACAGGAAGATTTCCAGTCCTTGCCCAAGGAAGTTGTTGTTGTCCAGCGGCAGTTGAAGCGTATTGAGGGACATTTGATCCATTTGAAAGAGGAGATCCAAGTGTTACGCTAGATGCGGCATTGTTTCCAAAACCAACTTCATGGAGAATGTATGGTTCTCCGTTAAGGAAAACGCCCCAGCGGACTGCTCCAGCACCATACCAAGCAAATTCGATCCAATACATTTGAATGTCAGCCCAGTTAATAGATGACTTGATATTTTGAGGATCACTCCATTGTGCGTAATCAACAACAACATCAGCAGGAGTTGATCCTATAACTAGGCTTCCATTTGAAGGAACATCAGAGCGATAGACAACGCTCATTCCATAAGGGTTTGCAGGGTTTGCTCCTTGTGCGCCAGTCTGCTGGAAGAATACTCCGTTAGCATCATCAAAGAATCCAACGCGCTGGAACTGCCCTAAATTTGTAGTTCCAAAATTTAAGGCAGTAGCCATAAACATTGTCTTACCAGGTTGATACCTGTGATATGGTCTTGATTGTCTGATAGTTACATCACCTGCAACAGCAGAAATTGTCATTGCAACACCACCATAAGCAGGGAGGTGGGTGATATTTGATCCTCCGCCATTGACGGCAGGAATAACAATCTCATCCCATCGAAGAGGTTGCTTTCCATATTCAAAGTCAGCTTCGTACACATTTTGGTGAACTGAAACCTTTAGTCTTCCTAAAACATCTTTGTCGCGCTTGGCAGGGTTTATTGAAAGAACACCCTGTGCATCAGTTTGTACTGGTATTGCAGTTCCAGTGGGAGATGTTCCTATAATCTTAACAGCATCAGAATATGAAGAGTCTGAAAGACCTTTAAGCATTGTGAGGACGCTTGCCCTCCAGTTAGCAGTGGAAAGATTTGATGTGATTTCAGGGAATTGCGACATAGGTTAGGCGAGTTGGATGATATTTACATTTACGCTAGGAGCAAATGGTCGTGTTGGTAATGTTCCTGCGGCAGTGGGTGTTAATGCTATTGCCGATGGACTGATGTCTGACCACCAGTAGAATTGAATATAATCACCAGCATGGAAATAATTGATGTCAGTAACATTTGTGAGAGTTTGAGATCTTTGTGCGCTACCAATCGTAAATGTATAACTGGAATTCGGTGCATTGACTCCGTTTACTGCATACCAATTAGTAATGTCGTAGTTGGTTGTTCCACCACTGAATAAAAACTGACCTTGGAAATCTATGTAGTAGTTTCCTGCGTTAGAAAAAGTAATTTGACTTCCATTAATAACTGAAATTCCATTTGCATAGTCAGTTGAGTTTATGCCAACAAGGTTTGCCGTAGTCAGTCCACCACTGCCTTGAGTTGTGGTATCAAAGAACGCACCAAAGTTAATGCTGTTCACCACAGAAGGATTGTTCAACAAAGATTGCTTGTAGTGCCTCCATGTGGGAGCACCTGCGGCTAGGTTAGTTTGAAGGGAATATTCTTGTGGCGTCATCGTAGTAAGGTTTTGTGAAAGCTAATCAGTTGAGGTGACCGATGCAAGTTTTATCCTGCATCGATCACCGATAACTAACTACCTATTACAGACCAGTCGAAGAGGTCGAGCAAGGAAGAGGCGCACCATCAAATGGGCAACGCTTGTACAAGACAGGAACCACATTCTGTGGTCGAACTGGCTGGATAGCGCGTTGGATCTGATAGATGTGCTGACCGAAATCTCCGTAGAGATTGCAATCGTTGTCTCGGAAGTAAGTCCACTCAAGCTCACCCATAGCGAGTTGAGGAGCGAAACGGAATGTTCCCTCACCAACATACTGCTCTGGGACGAGACGCTTGAATGCGTCACCAGCGATGACGAAACCAACTTCGTAGTTCGCGGCAACCCATGCTGGGTTACGGCGTTGAGCAAAGCCGTTTGTGACAGCCGAGCTAACGATAGGGTTGATCAGGACAAGGTTTCCGTTGCCGTCAAAACCAGAGGCGCGCAGAGGCTGTTGGTCGATACCAAAAGCGAAACCGCGATAGCCTTGGAACTGATAGCCACTGATGCTGTCCTCACCCAGCTTGAACGAACCAGCGGTCAAATAGAGGAGATCCTCTTTGACATCTGCGTCGTTGCGGATGTTTTCGATGGCGTCAGCGGAGAGCATGACTTGGAAGAACTCACCCTCTTTGGAGGCAAAAGGCTCTGCAAGCATCTCTTCACGAAGGAAGGTTCCGATGCGATAGAGCGTCTTGAAGTTCAGAGCAGAGTCAGGAAGAATCTGAGCGAACTTGGTGTTGATCTGTTGCATATCACCAGTGAGGTTGGCAGTGAAGGACTGGGTCGAATTGACCACATACTTCACACCAGACTGGATGAGATACTGATAACGGATGTCAGCGTTGATGATCTGGAGGATGCTCTTCTCAAGGCTGACTTGAGCCTGAAGGTAAGAACCCTTAAACGCTGTGCGAGCTTGCTTGACGCAAATACGAGGGCCTGCGCCGCGAAGGGTCTGCAAGCTGAACTGGTACTCAGTCGAACCAACTTGGTCAGGAGTAGCACCGACGCCGCAAAGCGTAGTGTCATCGACGAAGGTTGGGGCGGCAAGAGAAGCGGCAGGCACTGCCATTTCCTCGACTACGCTACGGACAACATCCGAGACATTGGGAATAGTTCCGCCGTCGATGGAGTTGATGTAGGGAGACTTACGAGCGAGAACTTTTGCGATCTGTCCGATGATGCGCGAAACATCCTTGGAAGCGAAGTTCTGGATCGTAGCAAGAGGAATACAATTGCTGAAGTTTGCGCTCGCGGTCGTGCTAGCTCCAAGATTGGAGTAATTGACTGGAGCCGTATCTGTGTTGGGGATGTAACCGCTGTTTGCAACAGCAGAATTACTTACCCCAGTTCCTGTACTAGCCATATTATTTGGTTTGGTTGACTTGAAGGAGTCACAACCAATTGTGGTAGCGACAACCCCAAGGGTGTACGGATTTCGCGTGCGAAATCGATACGAAGTTTGGTTTGGTTATCGCTAGCGGCACGCTCTAGCTTTTGTTTGCGGCCTGTATTAGTGAATGTTTGCGGCTTCCACCAAGCCATTCCCATGCGGAGGGAACACACCGAGTTGAGTGACTATTACTAAATCAATGATTAGTCGTCAATAGTATTTTTTTAATTCTTTCTATTTTATCTCCACCACAGGCATGGAACACAAGCGAGTCACGGCTTAGATCATGCTCCCATGAGTTAAAACGATTGTGTGGAACTTCTAATATTCTATTGTTGATACCATTCCAATTTTCATTTGTTAAGTGATGGAATGCCGCTTGTTCCCACCAGCCGTGATGGTTGTATTCATCCATCGACCACATCTTGTCTAGTGTATCAATATTATCGCGGCAGTTTCTCAATGCCATCACACCGCAGTTATAACCATTGTCATCCTTGGATATTACTATGTCTTTGTCGGTATCTAAAAATTCAAGTAATGAAATTGCATGATTGTAAAAGAACGCATCAATGTCTACCGACACAACCCAATCATTACCACTGGAGAACGCTTCTTTCATGCATGGTATTTTATGCCATGACGCTGGTTTTTCTTGCGTAGGATATACTTCTACTAATCTGTAGTTAAATCCATGCGTGTCACAATATTTTTGTGATATTGGCGACACAAGTTCCGCCATCCCTCTAAAGTTATCAGTAAAGATGGAAACTACCTGAACTTTCACGATCTGGCTAAGTAGTCCCTGATCATCTCAGGAGAAGTTTGACAACAAAAGTCTGCATCAAATGGTATTTGATCCATGTATTCTCCGTATCTATCTCCTTTGAAAAACTTATATACTTCTGTGTATGGGAACATATTGTCGATCAATTGGTTTCTATAATGGTCGTAAGGATGATCTGTAAAATCGTAGTAGGTATCAATCTTGTCTGGACAGATAACCTGTAATGATGATTCGTGAAGGTTGTGGCGTGGACACCAGAATGTATGCCACCCTGAGTTAAGTGAATTAACAAAGTCTTTGATAGACCTTGAAAGCAAATACGCATCTGATTCTGCGTGAATTATCTTATCGAAACCATTGTTCTTGGCATATCTGACTGCTATAGCAAAGCTCCTATACCATCCTCCGTAGTCAAGGTGACCCTGACGACCAAGATGCTCGTCAAACCTATAGTAGTTTTCTGCTGGGCAAAACTCTGGACGCTCTGGAGATGCGTCGTCAAATATCATCAGCTTGTCGTGATTTATTCCAGAAGACTTATAGTATTCAAACCATGACTTGTACCTGCCGTTCCAAACATCTTGGTTTTGCGCGTATGCTGTGCAAAAGAGAAGAGTTTTCATTCTGGCAGGCTATCAAAATCTATCTTGCAATCATACGGATAGTGCGCCCCATCGTATCTTATTACGCTATTGGTAACTACTAGATCCATTTCTTGAAGTAATGGTTTACGAAGTCCAGCGGCAATCCAGAACGAACTAGATTGATTTCCGACAAAGAAGTCACACCCTGCAATTGCCTTGGCAACATCCAGACAGCTTTCTGTCTTGTAGTATTCAATAGCTCCTACTTCGTGCGAGAATTTTGCGTGTTCTTCCTCAGTTCCAATAAACACCGCTCTATTTATATACCTGTCGTACACAGGTTTCCAAGGGAAGTTTGGATTCATGTATCGCGGAGTGCGATTAAAAATTACTTTTCCTTTAGTATTTTCGTCTGCGTCTACCTTTAGCCAAGGCTCTGTTATTTCAACATGACCATGACCTCTTGGTACATAATTAAGGTATCTTGCTTGGCAATCAGTTAGGGAAACATGGTGTTCATAGCACTCGCGCCATCCTGAAACATCGTGATCAATTCCGTACCTGCCATCGTTCCACAATACTTCAATGTTTTGGCTTTCAAGTAATGGTTTAAGTGAGTCGTATTTATATCCGCTCATTGGAGCCATCCAAGGCTCGTCACGAATAACCATAGTAGTGCCACCCATCCCCTGAAATACAGGTAGAAATGCAATAATGTCACCTATGTGACCTGTATGCATGAAAGTTTGACGCTTCTCAAATGGGCTTCTCATCAGAGAGCGTATTCAACATAACCTGTGACCTGACTTCAAGCGTAGAACACTTTGCATGGTGAATTAATTTTAGAATTTCATCCAAAGTATTTTCAATTCCAAGAACTTCAGACTCGTTAATTATTTTATTACCTTCTACAAGTGGCTCTTGAACAAATTTCTTTATCGCGTTAGCGCAATGCTCTTTGGTCGCATAAAAGATATATGCAGGCTCACCGCTATTTATGTGGAGAGTTCCATGATCTTCATAAGATTTTGCTATCTCTGGGGTGAATTTCTTGTTTACCACATCGTAGTCGCTCATCCATCCACCACCTGCGGCATAGAGAGCGCACCAACGGATGAAGCGCGCGACAATCCAGTCAAACTTGTTGAGTAGTTCAGGATGTAGACCCATCGCGGTAGCCATGAGTTTTTGCTGGAGTTTGTTGTAGAGCGGACTTCCTAGAGCGTGGCTCCTGTTGAGCATGACTGGCTCCCAGCCTCTGTCTGTCCAGCTAGTCTTCCACCAGTTGGCGCAGGCGAATTCCTCGCCTTGCCTTGACTGGGCGATGTTCTGATAGTAGGCGTAGACTTTCATTAGTATGTCTTGTAGCCGACATGGAACACAGGAAGTCCAAGGTCGATGTGAGGTTGGTGTCCTGCTTGCCTTGCCCTGAGACAGAACGAAACATCCTCTCCCCTTGCGCTGTCGAATGGGCGGAAGTAATCGTATTCGTAGTCAGGGACATCAATCTTTAGGCTATCGCCAAACTTTTCTTTAATGTCGTTAAATACATTTCGGTGGACTAGCATACAGCCAGTTCCTACCCAATCGACTGGCACAATCGCATCTTCGTAGGCTTTTGCTCGCGGTGCTAGCAAAGGATCTGCGCACATAATGGCTCCTCCCTCCTGACGACCGAAGTAAGCCGCGCCTACAAGGTTCTTTCCTGCGCCTATAAGCCTGTGTAGCAGGTGTCGTTGTAGCGGAAGGTCTCCTATCGCTCTAGCTCCCTGAACCCAGTACCTGAACCAAGCTGGGCGTCCGATTGATGGAATGATGTCATCGTCCATCATCAGTAGCCACTTGGCGTCTGTCTCAAGGAACTTGTGAGCGAGGCGGTTGCGAGAGTGTTCAATCTTCGCGTCACCGATACTCATGTCGAAGCGGATCTTATCTTTACCGAAGTCTAATGCCATCGCCACATTGACGGCGGCAGTGACAGGATTAGAAGACTTATACCAAGGCCAACCAACAAAGATGTCGCGACCAGCAAACTCACAGCGGTACGAAGGTAACCCTTCTTTGGTTCGCGATTCGATGATTGTAGTAACTCTGACTGGCTCTGACTTTTCAATTGGCTGTTTTGGTTTTCTACCGCGCTTAACTGCTGTTTGGGGAATTCCAAGAACTTCATGCTCTAATCTGATTTCATCTGGAACTACAGGCCCATCTGCTAGCGTTTCTCCAGTTGGATATTCTGGTTCAGGTTCAGGTTCAGGTTCAGGCGTTGGTTCAGGCTGTGTCACAATAGGAACAACTGGAGCGACTGGTCTTCCGTCCAACCTGCGAGGAGGTGGGATCGGTGTCATGAACGGATTCGGTGAGTCGGTAGCCTTCATTGTCCGCTCCTGCATGGGAGTGGAGATAGGATCAAGTATTGCCATAATTATGCGCCAGCTTCGTCAAGTCCAAGATCAATGGCGTCGGACGCATTCATCTTGATTCGTGACTGGAGATCGTTGGATTTGTTGACAGACTGAGTCGTAACATTTTGCTTCGGCATCCTTCCAGACGCCTTGAGCTTGCTGTTCTCATCAGACAACTTCTTAACCTGCGCCTCCAGAGCGGCCTTTGCAGATTGCTCATTTTGTAGGCTTACACTCAAGATGTCGCTGTAGACTGCGGCGGCGGCGATTGACGCACGCTCGTTGGCGGTCTTAGGCCACAGCGCGCTGTTGAATTTTCCTTCAAGCGCGGCAACATTCTTGTTGTGTTGCTGGATCTTCTCGACCTGTTCAGGAGTAGCGTTCTCAGGAGGCTCTTGGTATCTTGCCCAAGGTACTTCTTTTGTAAGCTGGTTAACATAATCTCGTACTTCCGTTGTCTCTTTCTGATACCAGTCCCTTGCTTGGTTCTGACGCTGTTCAAGGATCTGCTCTGCGTTCTCAGCGGCGTGCGCGATCTCAGCCTCCTGCTTTTCTTTCAGGTCTGACACATCGATCAGGCTACGCTTGAGCTTTTCGGCGTCTGTCAGTCCCAGCTTGTTGATGGCATTGTTCTGCCACCACTTGTCGTCAACCTTGTCTGGGCCACCTGCTTTCTCAATGCTGGCGATGAGGTCATCCGTAGCACCATTCTTTCGCATGATGCTGTAAATGTTTTCCTTCGCCGTATTGATTGGCTGGGTGTACTTGCTCTGGAACTCAGGATCGTTTTTGATATCAAAGATTTGCCTGAACTTCTTTAGCTCTTCGTAATCTGTTGGAGCCTGTACCTGTTGTTGTTGGGCTTCGGCTAGTCGTTGCCGCAACATTTCGGCTTCCGCCGCTTGCTTTTTGTACTCGCTAGCGGTTTCTTGCAACTTCCTCCAATTGTTTTGATTCTTTTCGGAGAGGTTCCTCGGCTGTTCGATGGCGAGAATTTCTGGATCGATTTCGGCTTTTTGTTCTTGAACGGAACTGGGTGAAATTTCGACTCCAGCTTCTGGTTGTGGCACTTCTGTACCTGTTTGAACAGGCTCTGGAGTGATTTCGTTATGCTGTTCGCTCTCTGTTCCAGAGATGCTATCAAGTGTTGTAGTGTCTTCATTGGATTGTATTTGTTCTGGTTGTGGTTCTACTCCTGTTTCTCTTTCCGCCTCGTCGAGAAGCGAATCGATTGATTGATGAACATCACTGCTGATTGGATCAGCGTTGAGGTTTGCGGCTCCACCATCGCGGTTAGCGGCGGTGATTTCTGGTACTAGGTTTTCTTCTTCCATAATTGATTACATCGACACAAATGACGCCGACGAAGCATCATCATTTTTGTTTTCGTCTAAGAGTATGTCATTCATCTGGCGCAGGATGAACTCCGCGCCTTCCTTGTACTTTGCCTCAAGGGCAACTGACTCAATTGTTTTTCCAGTAGTTGGTGGAATTTGGGAGTAAAGAAAGCCGATTAGCTTTCCTCCAGACTTTTGATGATATTCGCGAAATCGTGCAGAGTCAGATGTTTCCCAATTCATAATTTATTTGTTGTGTCAGAAGACGCATAGGTTTTCTGACACTAATTAATGTATGTCAACAATATTATGCCAATCCAATATCGATTGCCTGTTCGGATGATAGTGGCTTGCTGGCATCGCGTCCGTAAGAATTGGGACTCATTGATGTCAGTCCGTTCTTGGGAGTAGGTGTAGGTTTAGCGATTGGTTTGAGCATCCCTGCCTTTTCAACTTTTCCAGCGGCTTCATCGAATTTTTGCTCTTCTGGCGTGAGGATCATGTCTCCCTGTGAATTGAATTTAGCTTCAGGAATGTTGCGATCAGCCGCGACTGGCATGAATTTATTCGGCTGTGAGTAATCCACAAAGTTGCGTGAATCTGGCAAGTTGTTGTTATGTCCGCCCATAGTTTTGTTTGGCTTACGCCGCTGTTACTGGCCTCGGAGGATTGGCTACATTGGCAACCATTCCCTGTTGGCTAGGATTTTGTTGTTGGTATTGTTGTTGAAGGTTTTTTTCCTGCGCTACTGATGTTCCTGCGTGACCGCCACCATGACCGCGATGACCATGTGGCATTGCGGCAGGTATGACATTCTCGGCAGGAGGAGCGGCCTGACCAGCCGTGAGGTGAGCGTATGCTTCCTTTGCGGCCTGCCTGTACTTTTGAGTCTGCTTTGGCATTGCGCCTTTGGCCTCTGCGGCCTGAATGTGAGCGACATAGTGCTTCATCGCCGCCATGAGCGGTGCAATTCCTTCCTGTGGCAATCCACCCTTTGGGACATGGGCGATGACTGGCATCAGCTTCTGGCTCATCGTGTCGAGGTGGACGATGTCGTTGTCGCGTGGCGATACAGGGATGTCCTGACCTGCGATGATGGCCTGAAGTTCCAACACCTGCTGGCGCGTTGCTTCGATGGCAATCGCTTCGACCTGATCCTTTGGTAGGATGACGCTGTTGGCAGTTGTTTCGCCCAGCTTCCTGCTCCAGTCCAGCTTGATAAGCTCGTCTTGATTGATGCTAGGATTGCCCATGTAGCGTTGGATCAGGCTGTCAAGGATGACATTGTCTTGAGGAGTTGTGTCCTGAAGAAGCTGGCTGGCAGGTGAGTATGCCATGAGGAGGATGTCAGAAGGAGGGATGTTCTTCTGGAGCATATCGTACACGCAATTGATTGCGTCTTCGTCAAGGTGTTCAGGAACATCAAAGGGAACCATGAACGGAGGCATTTCCATTAGGCTACGATCAAATGCATCAACAACTTCCCTGCGCGCCCAGACTGCGTTTGGCTCGGATTGTTTGACGACATCCATCTTTTGTTTCAAGTCAGCCGCCGCCTTGATGTGTTCAGGGTGACAGATTCCCTTCTGCATACGCTCGACGGCCTGAGAAAATTGGCGAGAGAAGCGCGTGAGAATTCCCTCACGAAGCTGGTTCTCAATGGCGGCAGTGCGATTGACCTCAGATGCGGTCTTTTTTTGTCCGCTGTTATCGACAGGAGCCGATGGCAAGAATGTGCCTACCTGAATCTCAGCCAGCCCAGTAATGAACTGATCCAACTTTAGGAAGTCGTCAACATCTGCTGGCAATTGCTGTGGGATGACCTCGTAACCTTCGGAGATGTATCCGACAGGGTGAAGAACGGAAAGCGGAGGCACGCCAACTTTTGCGTTTGGCCCCTTCTTCAGCAACAGCAGTCCCTTCAGGTAGGTATTATCCACCACAAGGTTGCGAGCTTTCTCGACGGCGACATGGGTGTTGTACAGATCCCTGCCTGCTCCGCGAGATGACATTAGGTTGCCGCTACCGATCTCAATACTGAACAACGCGAGCGTCTCGCTCATCTTGTTGTAGCGATCTACTTGCGTGCAGATTTCAAGACCACTCTTATCGTCAAATAAGAATCGGCTGATCTTGCCATGCGGTTCACGAACTAGGATCTCACCAAGCTCAACATATTTCGCGTCGTTCTCGTATGATGCGCCGTATGAACCTTCCCTGATCCAATCCTCGTACCTGCGAGCGTCGTCGTCTGCGTCAAGCGTCCTGCCAGCAGGTATTGCTTGGTTGATTGACTGGATCAGGTGATTGATGTGCCAGCCAGCGGCGGCAGAAAGTTCAGGCTGTTCTAAAACTGGGAGCAATTCTGCTATCTGATAGCGTCTCTTTCGCGCCCAGATCGGCGTCTGGTCAGTTTGTTGGGGAGTCTCAATAGAGAAGAAGGTATAATCTTGGCGAAGGAATTCAGGCTTCCAGTCGCGCAGGTCATCCCAGCACATACCACAGAATCCAAAGGTCGTATTCTCATGGACGATCTGTGCAACCAAGTCGTCAAAACCTTTCCATCCCCTGATGCACTTGGTGATCTCTTCGCGGAATACTTTTGTCTTGTTCTCGGCGTCTAGCGAATCGATTGGGTACTGCGCAAAGGTAAGCGTAGCCGCCTGCTCAATCACCTGCTTGAAGGGAGGCTGGATTCGGCTGACCATCGTAGACAAGAATCCTGTCGGCCTGTTTGACCTCCAGTTTTGACCCATGCTCTCCAGCTTCTTTGCCTGATAAGGCGGCTCGTTGTTCAGCTTCTTCTGAATCAATTGGTTCTTCCTATTCCTCTCAACATTTTGTTGCTTCAGCCTGCGGTAGGCTGAGTGCGCCTGAGTCGCATCCTTGAATGTCCTGCGAACCTGCATGGTGTCCTTGTTGACAACATCCAGATTACCATTGTCAGGATTGACTACATCCAGATTCAGAATGCGCGGCTTGTCGTGGACATCGACAACGCGAGCGGATTTCGTGCTGTAGTAATCGGTGACTTTGGGAGGAAGAGGCTTTAGGTTTGCCATAATTATGTATTGAGCCAGCAGTTAGCAGGCAGGTTTGTTGCTTTTAAGAATTGATCCTTGTCGATGAAGATTGCCGTCCTATTGTCGTGACGCATTGATTTGCAACCTCCAAGCACAGCACTGGACGCCGTGTCGCGACCCTGCCTGACGCCAGCGGTCAGCCTCTCGGTTGTTGAGATGCAGGAGCTACAGCCACCGCGCCAGTTGACATTCTCAGGACAATTGCGGCAGGTCTTTGCCCTTTGCTCTGCAAGCTCATCAGTCACCATGTTGATCGGCTCCTGACTCTGCTGGAGATTCTTAGCCCATGCTTGGATGTCATTCAGCAACGCCATCGTGTCGGTCTCAGGGTTAACAGAAGTAATTGCTACCATGTCAACGCCATGACAGAACTGAGGCCAGTTGGAACAGATAAAGCTATTTACATCGCCCTCGACATCTCCACTAGGAAGATGGTTTTCGGCGCGGAAATGTTCCACATTCTGGATCAGGCTATCGTAGGTGACGCCGTTGATACGGACATCACCCTCAATATAATGCCAGCCAGAAGGCGGCAACATCCCTAAAATTGGTGTAGCCATTAGTTTGTGATATGTTATTTAGAAGCCAAGGGCAAGTAATAACTACTTTACAAATTCATGATGACACTTGGGACAAATGCACGTTTCTCTCTCCTTTTCATCCGCTTTCAGGCCATTATCTACTGGTTCTTCAGGAGATCCGATCATTTCTGCCAGTTGTTCGTTGGTGAAGGAAAGTAGCGACACATCAAACTTGGCGTCATTTAACTCGTCAATTTCAACAGAAAGCATATCAAAACTCCATGTTGAGTTCAGTGCCAGTTGATTGTCTGCAATGATGTAGGCTCGCCGCTGGGTCTCTGTCAGGTGATCCAGCTTAATGCAGGGTACTGAATCCAGTCCCAGCTTTTTAGCGGCTAACACACGCCCATGCCCTGCGATGATGTCGCACTCGTCGGTAATTAGCACAGGGTTGGTGAATCCAAACTCCTTGATGCTGGCGGCGATCTGACTCACCTGAATGTCGCTGTGCGTCCTGCTATTGCGAGCGTAAGGGATTAGCTTCTTGAGAGCGATTTGCTCAATCTGTTGAGATGTTTTGATTTCCATAGAAGGTTAGAATTGATCACCCAGCGTTAAAAAGAAAAGATAAAAAGAAACCCCCCAAAGAAAATAGAAAAGATAAAAGTGGGATCTGAAATCAGATCAATATCACATATGACGAAAAGCGTCTCTCATGCCACAGCCCAAGGATTAGCCTGCTCTCAAATCGGAGCGCAATGAGGTTGGAGTGTGTGTCCTCCGAATTAAGCCGCGAGGGTTATGCGCGGCTCCTGCCTTCGCCAGTGGCTCGACACAATCTCGATTTCCAGTGGTTACGATATCTACTTTTGTGCTGTAGATTTATTACGATTATCCTTGCGCCACATGATTGTCAACGGCATATTTTCATCGTTGCGATTCTCTTGTGCTGTAGATTCTCAACTGCTCTCTCGTCTTTGGGTTGAAGGCGAGAGGGCGTCCATTTTGTTAGTGTGTGCTAGTGCTAGACCCTCACTCGTTGTCATGTGCGAGTGAGGGTCTTTTCTTTTACTTCGTGTTGACGATCATCAGCAGTCCGCGATCACACCGCTCGTCTTCCCTGCTGTTCTGCGTGAACAGGAAGTGTGGCTTCCCAAACTCCTTCGCCCTGACATGATACGCCTGCAAGTTGGTGTAGTGAGGGTGATTGACATCGTGGAAGAAACAGAACGAGTTGGGAGCCATGATCTCAAATACTTTGTCAGCCCACTCTCCTGCGTGATCATGATCGCCGTCAGATACAAGGAAGTCGTAGCTGTTCGCAGAAGTCTCATGCACAAAGTCATGCTCGGTCTTGGGAGCGATCAGCGTCACTTTTTCTTTCAGGCTATCAACATTCTCCTGAGACAGGTTTGTTCCAAGGTCGTAAAAACTATCGACGCAGGTAATACTTCCCTTTCCGTTATAGGCTACGCCGTCAAGCAATGCTCTGGTGATGAATGCAGTGCCAATACCGATCTCTAACACCCTATCAGGTTTCGCAGAGACCAGTGCGCCGTAGATCAGTATGGCGTGAGGCAGGTCAATAGCCGCGCCGTGTGTGTTATAGTTATCTAAAAAGTTAAGTGGAAGTGGATTACTCATATAAATTACATTACGAATACTGCAATCTTGTGTAAAGCGCACTTTACTTAAAGCGTCTTTGTGTAAAGCAAATGTCGATAGCGTGTACATATCAACGCGCTCATGTACAGAAAACGCGGATTCATCGACATGACAATATACCCTTGCGGTGATAATTTTGATTTATAACTCATGAATCATACCCAATCAGGTATAATGCGGCATGTAATCAGGTGTCTGCGATCATCAACATTTTACAGATGTCTACGATCTGCTACACAATTTGGATATATGTAGTGTGATCACTACAATGCTTCTTTGTAGTAAGCAGGAATACTACTTTTGAGTGATAGCTGTTAAAAATATGTAGCGGTTTTTTTAACAGATTACTCTGTTAGTTGCCGTATTCCCTCAACCCTGCTTGGCAGAGTTCTTCATGGGCTTTGGCTAATTTGGTTTCTAGGTCGTAGATCCACTTGGGATCAACAAAGACCTTTCCTTGTTTTAGTTCGGCGTTCTCCTCGCGTAGCTTTATCAGTTCATCATCCTGCTTATTGATGATGTCGGTATATAGGTCGAGTGACTCACGGAGCCTTGCGACCTCGGTGGTTTTTTCATCCAGCAATCGTCGGTACTCAACGCAAGCATCCAATGCTTTGTTAAAAAAGTCAGGGTTCATTTGATTTCAGTTTTAAGTTCTTCTAGCTCGGTTCTAAATTTAGCCAATGCTTCGTCGGTCATATAAGAGATGGCTAGAGTAGCTATGGCTTGATAACTAATTATTTCAGCTCGCAACTTTTGAGCTAAAGACTCTAGTTCAGAAATCCTGATTGCTTTGTGTTCATCAAGGTTGTTGCTGATTTTTAGCTCCTCACGGAGCCTATCATAATCTTGTTCCAATTTTTCCATACGCTCGGCTTCTATGGGCGAAACAAGCACGAAAGATTTTAAGGTTCCTCGAAGGTTTTCGTTTTCTTCTCGGAGCCTTTCTACCTCGTTGGTTTGTTCGTTAGTTGAGTTCATCGTATTTTTGTTTTAAGTTATCCAGTTCCATTTGTGTTGGGTTCTCGCTAGTTGCCCAGACTCGGTATCGCTCCACTATCTCACGGAGCCTTGCTACCTCGTTGGATTTCTCGGCGAGTTCGCGCTCTAGCTGACGAGAGGTTTCTACTGGCACTACAAAGGCTTTTAAGCCCATTGCCTCGCAAGCCTCATCCGTCCTAGGCGTTTGTGTGGTGTCAGTGGTTGATGTATTCATTTGTATTGAAGCTGACTCAAAAAGTGATTTGGGAAATCAGGATAAAATCCAAAACGCAATGATTTTTTTTCAAGATGAGGATAAATCTTTCCGTAACTTTGAAGCAAGTCTGCGGCAATGAATTCTTTAACACGACCACCAGAAATGTAATATCGGCGGCCTGATAGGAAGTTGTCATAGCATCCTTGTAACAGATGAACAAATTCTGGACTTGCAACTTCTTTTTTGCTGTCGGTGGTTGATGTATGCATGAAGCTCAATTAAAAACCCAAGCTGGTAAAAAGAAAAGAAAAAAATCGGAGGAGGTTCAGGTCGCTAGTCGTTCGGTTTCCGCCTAACTAGTAAACTAGGATTGCTCCCCTACACAGACCCCCTCAATGCCTCCTCCGATTATAAGCGTCCAACCGAGTCTTTTCAGACTCAATCAGAGCAGTGGTTCACCGAAGATCCCCACGAAATATGGCACAGCCTGTTGGAATCGAACCAACCCAGATGGATTTGGAGTCCTTCTCGCCCAGCCTTGGAACATGAGACTGCAATACAAATCCTATGCATTTATCAAAAAGTGTCAAGCCTTTGTAAACTCCCTAAACTCCCTAAACTCCCTATAATTGGCTACCCCTCATGGACTTGAACCATGACAAACAGAGTCAAAGTCTGTTGTGCTACCATTACACCAAAGGGTAATATGAAATTTTTTTACCGATTATAGCACATTTTACAGAGTAAATGCGATTCTATAATGAGGTTATGGCCTATTTTTACCCATGCGTTTGTAGACTATAGCC